CTCAATGAAACTTTGGCCGGAATCGTGCACGCTGCCATCACTATTTTCAACCTAGGGGAACTGACCTTGACTTTTTCAACCCCGATAATTTCAACCTAAATCCGATTGGGGGGGCGTATGTCATAAATATAAGAGAGACACACATATTGATATTATTTTTTAGAAATTTTTGGAAAGTTAAGGTAGGATTGATATCGCGGGTACTATCATAATATTTCGCGGTAATATTATAATACTATAGTATTACTAGTATATTAATATATTATAAGAAGATTATTTTAATATATTATAATATTAATAGTATTACTAATATTATAATATTATAGTATTATAGTATATTAATATATTAATATATTAATAGTATTATAATATATTATTCTGTCTCAACCGACATTTGAATTTATTTGTTTTAACCTATACCAGTCAACCCTTATTTTTCATCTTGTTTAAAAAAGTAATATATGCTTATATTCATACCATGGAAATAAACCCTAGTATGGAAATCTTAGACCTAGGCCCCGCGATAGACAGCTTAAAGTCGTTATCGAGTAAGTTTAGAGAGACTGGTGATTATGCCTACATGATGGAGATATTATTGATTATAGATGATATGGAATCACCGATGTTGGTAGACTTCTTTGATATAGATATACCGGATGTAAAAGCTAAGGCGTAGGATGTATGTCAAGACCATTAGTGGGGTAGACTATCATCTATACGAGAATGAAGAAGAATTTAGAAAGCACCACTTAAAAGCAGATTTAAAAGATGATTGGCGGAAAGCTGGTGAGGGCGAGTGGGCTTTGAGTGATGATGGACAGGTATTTACGATATTAAAGCGGGCGGTGATGTATAGTAATCAATATAATAAGAAGACCGATTACATCCGTACTTTACTGGGAACTGCTTTTGTAGTTGATAATGCTAAGTTACAGGGTGAGCCGCCTAAAGATATTTATACATTTACGCGCCATAAGAACAGTAAGTATATTACCGCTAGGGAAAAGCTGTTTGCTAAGATGGTAGCTATGGGTCGGGACGCAACGGATGCTTACTTAACGGTCTATAAGACGAAGAACCGTCGGTATGCGTTAACCCGTTCTAAGATTTTATTAAGACAAAAGAGGATACGAGTATTGATTAACAAAGAAGTTGAAGCGTTAATGGATGATTTGGGGATTACTAAGACTTATTTATTAGAGAATGCAAAGTCGGTGGTAGATAAGACCGGTGTGAGAGATGGTGATAAGTTGCGCGCATTAGAAACATTGATGAAGATATCGGGATTATTGTCTACCGAAAAGAAAACAGACTCTGTAGCGTTAATACAAGAGTTTACTGGTTTTTCTAAAGATAGATTAAAAGCCTTTGAGACGGGGCTAATAGAAGAGAATGCGTCTCAATAGACCCAATTGGTTATATCCTGTATATATGCAATGGGGTAAGATACATTACAATATTAAGATAATAGAGGTTTAAGATGGCAATGGGAGTCAAGCACTACTTAAAGAGTGGTAAAGAGCATAAAGGCGGTATGCATAAGATGCCTAATGGACAATTACATAGTGGTAAAACACATGGCCCAAACAGTCAACGGTTATTCCACTTTGGTGAATTAAGTAAACAAGCTAAAGGTATGGCTAAGAAGAGCTGGGGCAAGTAATGGCTTCAGCTGTCAAGACCAAGCCAGCGATGTGGAAACGAATTGTTGCTAGTGTAAAAGCGAGTAGCAAGGGTGGCCCCAAAGGAAAATGGTCAGCACGTAAGGCACAATTGGCTACCGCTCGTTATAAAAAGGCAGGTGGTGGCTACAAGGGTGCAAAATCAAGTAGTAACCGTTTGTCTAAATGGACAAAGCAAGAGTGGGGGTATACAACCAAAGGCGATGAAAAGAAACCAAGAAAAAAAAGAGGACGTTACCTACCTAAAAAAGTTAGGAAAAGTCTTAGTAAATCCCAAAAAGCTGCTACTAATAGACGTAAACGAGCAGCGAGTAAAGCTGGCAAAGGAAAAGCAAAGTATAGTAAACGAATAGCAGGTAAAGTGAGAAGAGCATAATGCCAAAGAAAAAAGATTCAAGATTAGCCCGAGCAGGTGTGTCGGGATATAATAAACCCAAGAGAACACCAAACCACCCTAAGAAAAGTCATGTGGTGGTTGCTAAGGTAGGAACAAAGATTAAGACCATTCGATTTGGACAACAGGGGGTTAAGACCGCTGGTGCACCTAAAGCGGGTGAGTCTCGTACACAAAAGATGAGACGGAAGTCCTTTAAGGCTAGGCATGGTAAGAACATTGCTAAAGGTAAAATGTCCGCAGCTTACTGGGCAAATAAGGAAAAGTGGTAGTGCCTAACAAAGCTGCTAAAGCCCGTAAGCGTTTAAAAAAAAAGTTAACTATTGAAAACAAAAGACGTAAAAGAGGAATTATCGAGGCTAGAAAACTTGCCAAAAGAGAAGCAAATAGAGACGTTTAACATTATACCTCCTCCTGAAGAGATGACTCGTCGGGATGAAATACTCGTTAAGTCCTATAAAGACCTTTTATTCTTTGGTAGAGCCTTTCTTCCTAAAGACTTTATGCATAAGAGTGCTTCTCCTGACTGTCACTACACACTTTCTAAAAGACTAATATCTACTAAACCCGGTGAGCGTATCTGTATTATACTTCCTAGGGGCTTTGGTAAGTCTATTCTATCTAAATCAGCTATCTTACATAAACTTTGCTTTGCTGGTGAGGATGACCAGAACTTTATTGCATGGGTATCGGAAGAGCAAGGTCAGGCTATTGACCACTTAAAGTATCTTAGATACCACTTAGAAACCAATAAGACCATTAAGTATTACTTTGGTAATATGGATGGGGGTAGCGTAGGGAAGCGCTGGACAGAAAAAGACCTTGTTATTCCTAAAGGAGATAGGATTATAGCCAAAGGTACTTCTCAAAGACTTAGGGGGCGTGCAGAAGTAGATGTACGTTATACCGGTATTATTTTGGATGACTTTGAATCAGAGCTAAATACTAAGACACCAGAACGACGTAATGAAATTAAGAAGTGGGTGGTATCTACAATCTATCCTGCTTTAGAAGAATCACCCGGTAATGAGGGTTGGATATGGTTAGCCGGTACTATTGTACACTTTGATAGCTTTTTACAGATGACCTATGACGGATTCCGAAAAGCACAAAAAGATGATAGAAGTTATCCGTGGGATGTGTTCTTTCACAGAGCTATTGAAGAAGGTAAGGCGTTATGGCCTGAGCAGTTCCCTCTTACTAAGTTAAATCATAAGAAACAAGAATTTATAGAGGCAGGCTTAGTAAATAAGTTTGCTCAAGAATATATGAATGATGCGAGAGATATATCTAATGCATCATTTAAGATAGATAGAATACAGCATTACAATGGTGAGCGTAAGCTTATGAATGGTTTTAATTACATTGTAGAGGGTGATGAGGTAATTCCTATCAATATTTACATGGGGGTTGACCTTGCAGCGACAGCTACAGAGACCTCAGACTTTCAAGTTATCTTGGTTATGGGTATAGATTCTAAGAGTAATCGGTATGTCTTAGAGTATTTTAGAGAACGTATCCCTACATTTGATGTACCAGCTAAGATTATAGAGCTGGCAAAGAAGTATAGCCCTGTTAGACGGGTAACGATTGAGACCGTTGCAGCACAAGAGATGGTGAGAGATATGGTAACCCGTATGAGCGCTAACGAGAAAAGACTGATGCCCGGTATCTTTAAGGGAGTTAAACCGCCCAATAGAATAAAGAAGCAAGATAGACTAGAAACCACACTAGGCCCTATTGTTAATTCTAAGAAATTATATATTAAAAGAGAGATGACAGAGATAATAGATGAGTTCTTTGAACATCCCAAACCTCGAAACGATGATATTATGGATGCATTATACTATGCAGACTACTTTGCTAGAGCACCAAAGTCACAAGCTACCAGTAAAGAAGGGTTTGCCAATGATAAACGTAAAAACAAACTCTTACCTAAACTCCGTAAATATAACTGGATAACGGGTGCTAGAAATTAATTAATTATTTCTTTGGTTATTGTCTTTTATATTCTTATATTTAAATGCTGTGGAGTGTAACTTCACACACCTGTTTATAAACATTTTAAATAAAGCTATTAATCCACATACCATATGGCTAAACAAAAAAGCAGGTTCCCCAGTTACGGTTTAGTGCGGGGGCCATCACACGAAAGAGGCGGCGTTGCTGGCATGGTTGCCGGTGAACAGCCTGTTGAATTAGAGGGCGGCGAATGGATAATACCCAAAGAAGCCGTCCCTGATTACCTACCCGTTTTAAAACAAAT